GTAAGTTCCAACAATATCAATAGTTGAAAAAAATCTATTTGTAATAATTTTGTATGATCCATTAAATAATAATTCAATACTTTCTAATGGAAATAATTCACTAAAATTATTTAATTCAAAATCATATGAACTTGAAAATGGTGTAATCTTAAATTGAATTGATGAAACTCCAGAAGAAAATAAATCTGTATTATTTACAAAATTATATGATGTTACTTCAATTGAATTATAATTTGAATTTAATGTAGTTGTATTAATAAAATCTATCTTTAAAATATTATACAAATTATAAATATTACCTTGGCAAAAAATTTTATCATCAGTTGTATCTGTTGAAAATACATACATCAATCTTGTATCTAATGCTGATAAAAGTTGATTTGATACTGACGCTTGAATTACAATTTGTTCCAATACAATTGTATTATAATAAGTCTGTGCATATTCTGGATAACCAAGTAAATCTGGATCTGCACCATGTAGTATATTCTTAACTGCAGTATCATTATATAAATTAATTGGTCTAACAAATCTAATTGAATCAATATATCTTTTTAAACTATCAATACCTGCAATTTCTTGATTTTTAAATAAATTATCTTTAATATTTTTAAATAAAATATTAGTTATATTATCAGATGTTAATAAGGTTGTTTTATCATTTTCTTCTGAAATATTTTGAATAATATTTAAAGTAGAAGATAATTGATTATTTCTATTTGAATATAAAATAGCATTAGTAAAAAATACATCATAATTAGTTTGTATAACTGGAGTATCTATAAGTGGAAAATTAAATATTACATTTGAATTATTAAAAATTAAAGGATTTGGATTTATTTCAAAATAATATTCTGTATTAGAAGGCTCTATAAAAGAATTTAAATCTATTTTAGGAATTATAACATTATAAGTTTCTAATTTAGTCAAAGGATCATACCAATATAATTCATAATTAGAAATATTAGAACTATTTCCTTGTTGATAAATAATAATATCTTTAAAGGTATTTAAGTTAAATAAATTATAATCATATGCATTTAAATCAATTGATTTATAAGAATATTTCTTTTTAATATTATTTATTTCAGTTTGAAGTGGATTATTATATTGAATGCTAATTTGAGGTAATTCAACTTTAATTTGAATACCTCTTAATAAATCTCCTATTTTTGGAATTTCGACGGTTACAGTACTTCCAAAATCATATTGTGAAGTAATAGGCAATTCATAATTTAAAATAGAAAAACTACTATATTTCATATATACTTGTTTAAAATAACTCATCTGAGGACGTGATACTAATATTTTATCTTGTGCCCCCGTTATAAGTAATTGTAAAACTCCTGACGGCATATAACTTAATATATAATGAGCTTTTATATAAAAATAAAAATAAAAATTAATAATTAATTTTTATTTATGTATAAAAAAAATTATACGTATACTTTTTCGGTTGTTAAAAAACCATTAAAATTTGTTGATGAAACTGTTGTATATGCTCCCATATTTTCTATTTCAAAATAATCCCCAATTTGTAATTCTGGTAATCTTAATTCTATTAATTTATCTTGTGAATCACATGTTCTTCCAAATACTACACTATCATGATCAAATGATGCTACTGAATGATTAAATTCATTTGATTTTTTTTTTATTACTTTGAAGGATGGTGATGCCATATCATAAGCAATATTTGAAAATGATGAATATAAACTTTCATCAACTATGTAAAAAAATTTATTTCCAACCTTTCTCTTAGCTATTATAGGAACATATAATGTATGGGTTTTTGTCATATAAAATCTTCCTGGTTCTGATATAATTTTTAATTTTGACATTACATTTGACTTTATACTGTGTATTGCATCATTTATAGAAGATGTTTGACTTAAAAATTTATTATCATCGTCTCCCGAAAAACCTCCACCAATATCTATTATTTTAAAATTAGAATTATATTTTAATTTCCTTGATTTATCTATTATATTTAGAACTAGATTAATTGCATCTGAATATTGATTTGAATTATAACATCCACTTCCAACATGAAATGAAAAACCAGAGATATTTATTTTTTCTTTTTTTGCTAATTTTAAAATATTTAAAGTTTCATTAAAATCACTTCCAAATTTAGAACTAAAAGGCATTAATGAATCTTTATCATTAACTTTAACTCTTATTAATATATCTATTTTTTCATTTGAGTTTACTTTTCCGATCGAGTTTATCTTTTGTAATTCTTCTACTGAATCAACCACTGTTAATGGAACTTTATTTTCTATTGCATATTTAATATCTGTTGAACTTTTGTATGGATTAGCATATATAATACGATCACTGCTTACACCTAAATCTAAGATTTGTTTAATCTCACCATAACTTGCACAATCAAAATTTACTGATTTTGATGCTAAATGATTCATTAATACATCATCATTATTGCATTTAACAGCAAAATGAGGTTGAATATTTGGTAAATTATTTTTCCACAAGTTAATTTGATGGTCTAAAGATTTTAAATGTACTTTAAAAAATGGCCTGTTAAGTTTAAAAAGTTCAGTGATTCGTTTCAGTATAATAATATTAGTTTATGATAATAATTTTTTAAATTATAAATAAATCAATTTTTTATTATTTAATATATGGATTGTTCAACTAAACTTTTTTTATTTTATATTAGATCCGTATAAAATTTACACCATAAATTTTAAATAAGATCACCAACAAAAAAATATTTTTAATAAAAGCTCATATAAAAAACTAGATATTGAATACAAGAGATGCCATTCCATTTTTCAATGTTAGTAAGTTATATGTAAGAGCATATGTTTTAATTGTTATTGTATCATTATTTGCAATTACATAGTCTATTAATCTTTGATTTAGAGTGAAAACAAAAGACTTATATTTATAGGCACTTAAATTTGCTGATCCCGATGGTTGATAGTCTTCTGGTTTTAATGCAAATGAATAAATATTAATTCCATTTGTTGGTGCCTTTGTATGACATTGCCATGGTTGAACAAAATTTGTATAAAAATTATCATAATTTTGAAATCTATCATATTGTTCAAATGTATAAGAACTTAAGATAAAAGGATTATTATCAGTTGTAGAATTAGTAGAATTTCCAAATGAGAAAATTGATATATAACTATCATTTTCAGATTCGTAGTATAATGAATTAACACTTATTGAAGTTAAATCTACCGCAATTATTAAATATCTACCATTATAATATTCTGAATTAAAAATATTAATTGTATCTCCTACCGCAAAAATATGAGGTCCAATTACAATTTGTATTAATTGTTGTAAAGTATCAGTTTGAATACTACTAATTCCATTAATTTTATAAATAACACCTAAATTATATGTTGATAAAAAATTATTTTTAATATTTAAGCTTGGTTGAGCAATCCAGAAAATTTCTTTAACTGAATTAATAAAATATGATTCAATAGTTACTGATTGAGTATTATTACCAACATAATCAAAATTTTGTAGAGTTTCTATTAAAATTTCCTGTGATGATTGTGCAAATTTTGTTCTTTCATCAACATCTAAATATACATAATCAATTAATAGACTAACACTTGCTAATTGAATATTTGAATCAAAATCAAATGAACTTGGTGCATTAGTAAAATATAAACTACTTAATTTTTGTAATTCTAATTGAATTCTAACCTCATTATATCTTAAAAATACTAGAGGTAGAGATCCAGATATATATTTATTAAACCAAAAATTTAATGGAACATATAAAGTATATGAATTCTTTATTGAATTATCATATTTTGTTAATCCTGTAATGTTTCCTATCATTTTATTATACAATCTTTCTAATTCTGGCTTTAATGTAAGATCTGTCCATATATTATACCAATCATTAGTATGTCTATCAATTACTTGACCACCAATTTCTACAAATATATTATTAATAATATTATGACCAATTTTTTCTATCCATGCAAATTTATAATTTTGATAATGTGTATGTTCTTTTTGATATTTTAATATTTGATTATTAAGATATTTATCAATTTGTTTTGTATTATTTTTAAAATTTATAAGTTCAAAATTAAGAGCTGTTATTAATTCAGCAGAAGTTGTATAATCTGAAATTGAATAATTTGCAACAATATTAATAATATCAATATCAGAAATTTTTATATTTAGAAAATTATTATTTTCATATACATAGTTACCATTTGAATCATAAAAGTTATTACCAGGTATAAAATTATTTAATACTAAATTCTTATTATAAGTTGTATTATATTCCAATTTTAATGAGTAATATGTAGATGATGTATAGTATACGTTTGTAATTTTAATAATATAATTAAATAAATTTGTTAAATTAACATTTTGGTTTATAGTTGCTAGGTAATTTGATAATTCTCTATAATAACCATAAATATAATTTATAATTGCTTTATAATCATTATATTGCTCTTCTAAATTGTTAATTTCATATAAATCTTGAGGAGTAAATTGAGATACAAAATTTGGATCAATTAAATTTACTGTTGGTAAAACAATCTTTAAATATATAGCATTTATTAAATCACCTACTTTTTCAAGGGTACACGTAACTGTTTCTCCAAAATTAGCAATTCCACTAAATTGCTGTTCAATATTTTCAATAGCAAAATTTGTATACCTACGATAAACTAATTTAAAAAATGTAATTTGAGGCATACCAGTTAAAAATATATCTGCAGTTCCATATGCAACTATTTGTATTAATCCACCTGTCATATAATAATATATTATATATTATTATAAAGACTTTTTTAAATGCTTGTTTTAAATGCTTGTTTTAAATGGAAGGAATAAATTCCCAATTTAAATGAGCACATATTTTCTTCCAAATTATATCCATATCTTTAATTTTTTGATCTGACTTTAATAAATTTATAAAAAGTAGAATAAAATCTAATTCAATTAACTCACATAGTTTATAAATAATATATGAATAACTAATTAAATTCTTTCTTACATCTGGTTTATAAATTTTAAATGGTTCTTGAACATCTCTGAACATTTGACGTAACTTTTCTTCTTGTTCTCTCTGTAATTGAGGTGGCTCTTTTCCTGTAGTTTTAAAAATAATATATGGAATATCATCATAATATTTATTTAATGATAATTTACGAAGAATTTCACGCATATAATAAGGTGTTATATTTTTAGGATCACCATTTAGATTATACTTATTAATTTCTTTTTTAATTTTTTCACAAACTTCTTCAGATAATTCAATAACCTCCTTACCTTGAATTTTATTTAACCATTCATTAAAATGATTCATTGTTTTATAAGCAACATAAGTTTTAGTATCATTACATTCTTCTTTATAATTTGGTATATCACTTTCTACTAAAATTGTTTGACTTTCTCCACACATTCTACAAACAAGTAATCCATTGTGTAAATCTAAAATCATTTCATCTTTACAAACTTCACAAATCTTAGAGATATTGTCAAATTTATTTCTCTTTTTATTTGTTTTAGGAACTGTCTCTTTATCAACTTTTTGTAAATATTGATTTAATAGATTAAATTTATCATGAGAATCATCTTCATAATCCATTAATATGTCAAAGGTGTCATGATAATAATCATATTCATCATATAATGATAATTGTTGCTTTTGAGAATGTAATTCTTGTAATTTAAGATTAATAGTATTTTTTTCAGAAATATTAGTAGTAATTTTTAATTTCTCATCATTTGTGTATATTTCTTCTTCTAATTCTTCAATTTTCTTCTTATTATTAGATAAATCATTAATAATTTCTTCATGTCTACTAGCTAAATTTGATTTTATAGGTTGTCTTTTTATAGATTGTAAAATTGAATGGTATTTGGAGTTCTTATTTTTAAACATACTTATTATATATATATATAAATTAATTATGACTTCCTCTTAAATAAAAATAGTATAGTTTTAATTTATTTAATTAATTTGAATTCTTAAAATTTTTTTCTTAATTATAGTTATATATATACAAATGGGTGGCGGTTTAATGCAATTAGTAGCCTATGGTGCTCAAGATGTTTACCTCACAGGTAATCCCCAAATCACTTTCTTCAAGGTAGTCTACAGAAGACATACCAACTTTGCCATGGAATCCATTGAACAAACATTCAATGGTACTGGTGACTTCGGACGCAAGGTTCAATGCCCTATCGTCCGTAACGGTGACTTAATCACCAAGATGTATTTAAGAGCAACTGTATCCGCTGGTGATGCAACCGTTGCAACTGGTGTATACGCTGGTGCCAAGTGGGCATGGGTTACATCCCTCGGCCACGCCTTAATCGACACCGTTGAACTCGAAATTGGCGGCACTCGTATTGACAAACACTGGGGTGAATGGATGACTATCTGGAATGAACTCTCCAGAAAGCTTGGCCAAGACCCTGGCTTCAACAGAATGATCGGTAACGTTGAAGCATTAACTGTCTTAAACCAAACTCACCCTGCATACACCATGTGGATCCCTATCCGCTTCTTCTTCTGCAAGTTCGATGGCTTAGCTCTCCCCTTAATTGCTCTCCAATACCACGAAGTCCGCATCAACTTTGAATTCAGACCCGTTGAACAATGCGTAGTATTACAAGCTGGCTCTGGCAGAACTGGCAAGGGCTTAGCAACTGCTCTTGGCTTAAAGCTCAACGACTGCTCTCTCTACGTAGACTACATCTACCTCGACTCTGAAGAACGTAAGAGATTCGCCCAAGCTTCCCACGAATACTTAATCGAAGCTCTCCAATTCCCTGGCCAAGAATCCGTAACTGGCCAAAACTCCAGATTCAGACTCAACTTAAATCACCCTTGCAAGTTCTTAATCTGGGTAAACAAGCTCGGTCGCTACATCAATGCATTAAACTTCTTAGCATACCACCCTACTGACTTAGCCACAACTCAATTAGATGCCACCAAGCGTTTCGTCTTAAAGTATGCCGCCTCCGCTAACGCCAACACTGTAACCGTAAACACCTACGGCCAAGTCCAACCTGGCAATGCATCTTTAGCCACTGTCTTCAACAACATCAATGCCGTAGCTGTAGCCGTAAACGGCACCTCAGGCATTGCTGACATGGACAACATCACCATCTTAGGCGAACTCTTACCCGTAGATGTAATCTCCTTCCCCGTAGCCAGCTTACCCACCAGCTTCACCTTCAACTCTGGTGTAGCATCTGGCACCGTTGTATACCCCACCGCCTTAACCACTGGCGATGGTGCAGCTGCCTCTGATGTATCCTTATATCAATGGGATAACTACGGTCTCCAACTCGATGGAACTGAAAACTCCGTAGTAAATGCCTTACTCCAACTCAACGGACAAGACAGATTCTCCCAACGTGAAGGCATGTATTTCAACTACTGCCAACCTTGGCAACACTTCAGCAACACCCCCAAGGACGGTGTTAACGTATACTCCTTTGCCCTCAACCCCGAAGAACACCAACCTTCCGGCACTTGCAACTTTTCTCGTATCGATAACGCCACCCTCGCTGTTGGCTTCGGTCGCTTAAACGCCGTAACTGGTGCCGTAGAAAACAACTTCTACACCAACTACCTCGGCTCTGACTCCGTATTCTCCGTATACGCCGTAAACTACAACGTATTACGTGTCATGTCAGGCATGGCTGGATTGGCGTATTCCAACTAAGCGTTGGAGAAAAAATTGCAAATTTGTTTTCTTCAATATAAAGAGTTATTACGTATATATTATATATATACATAATGCCCCTCTCAAAAAGTATTAAAACTTCCCACACAGTCGTCAAAGAAATTGAAATAGAAGTATTAAATCATAAAGATATTACTTATAAAAATAAAAAATATGTTGTTTGTTATGTCCCATTTAATGATGATGATAAACTTTTTGTTATTGATGAATATAGAAAAAAAGATATTATTGATAAAAAATGGGCTTTTAAAAAAGAAAGCGGATATATATCAAAGTCGAATACAAATAAAGATAAACGTTCAGAATTATACTTGCATAATTTTTTAATGGATAAAACTGAAAATGACGATCAAATATTTTATATTGATCATATAAATGATTATGGCTGTGATAATCGTTTAGAAAATTTACAGATTTTAAATAAAATTGAATATAATAATAACATTAAGAGAAAATATGATTTACCATCTGATTGTGAAATTAATATTGATGATATACCAAAATTTAT